TGGTTATCAGGAAGCCTGGGCCGACTACCGTTACAAGCCATCTCGTGTTGCTGGTGAAATGCGCTCTAAGGCTCCGGCCTCTTTGGATGTCTGGCATCTTGCCGACGAGTACACTACTTTGCCCAAGCTGTCTGATGCTTGGATTCGCGAGGATAAGACTAATGTTGACCGCGTACTTGCTGTTACAAGTTCTGTGTCTAACCAAATGTTTGCCGACCTCTACATCCAGTGCAAGGCTACTCGGCCTATGCCTGTGTATTCTATCCCTGGCCTTATTGACCACCACTAAGGAGGTATGATATAATGACGCTCGGCGAATGGGCCTTTGGCTCTAAATATACCCAGGCGAAGCAGCAGCTTTCCGCGAAGCAGCAGTCTACCCCCTCTTCTTCTGCTGCTAATAAGTTCGGCTCTTATGTTGGCGCCCTCCAAGGTATCGCCGGCGAGAATTCCGCAGCCTCCGCCAAACAGGCGGAGGCTTTACGGGCTTGGCAGGAGCAGCAATCCCAGATTGCAAGAAAATACAACTCTGAGGAAGCCCAAAAAAATCGTGATTGGCAAGAGAGGATGTCCTCTACTGCCCATCAGAGAGAGGTTCGTGATTTAATTGCTGCTGGTCTTAATCCCGTTCTTAGTGTCACTGGTGGTAGCGGTGCCGCTGTTACTTCTGGCGCAACTGCTAGTTCCTCTTCCCCGTCGGGTGCTATGGGTAGTGTTGATAATAGTGCCACTAGTGCTATTGCTGGTTTGTTTGGCAGTCTTCTTTCTAGTTTCATGAGTTTGGAAGCTACCCGCGTATCTGCTCAATCTAATCAGGCTATTGCGGATAAGTATACGGCTATGAGTAAATATACTTCCGAGCTTTCCTCTAAGACTTCCAAGGATATTGCTGGTCTGCAAGCTCAGACCCAACTTAATACTGCTAACATCCAGGCTATGGCTCAGAAGTACACCGCGGATGCTCATTTGGCTGGTACAAAGTATGCTTCCGACCAGTCCGCCGCCGCTCAGAAGGTCGCTGCTTCCATCCATGCTGCCGCTCAGAAGTATGGCTATGATGTCCAGTCTATGACGCAGAAGGATATTGCTGCTTTTAACGCTTCTGTGAATAAAGATTTGCAAGAAGCTGGTTTTAAACACGATTTTGATATAAGGGAAAGTTTTCCATCTAATGCTTGGCAGGCTTTTGGCCCTGAACTTGCGTCTGGTCGCGAAGCTCTTGATCAGCTTGGCCTCCCTTGGGGTGATAATATTTTTGATTATGCTAAGATGATTGGCGGTGCTGTTGGTGATACTTGGTCTGGTAAGGCTGCCAGCAAAAAACGTTAACGTCTGAGGCTGAAAATTGGAGGGTCGTGGGAACCAATACTATCTTGATATATTGGTTCCCACTGACACCACCAGACCAACCGAGTACGGAGAGGGTGATTTTATAGCATGTTTTCATCCTTTGAAGGGATTTAGAATCGGCACCACGAAGAACGGCAAGGCCGAAATGAAGATAGTCCCCTATGGTGTCCACCACCTAGAATTGCGAAAAGGTCGCATTTGTACTTCCGATGTTCCTGAGATTTCCGCTTACGCTGAAAAGACTTGGCTTGACTGGGTTGAGATTCCCTGCGGCAAGTGTGAAGGCTGCCGTATAGCCCGCTCCCGTGATTGGGCTAACCGCTGTATGATGGAACTCGAATATCACGATTCCGCCTACTTCTTGACCTTGACCTATGATGAAGAACATGTACCCCGCCATTGGTATGCTGATCCGGAGACTGGAGAGGCGATGCAGTCACTTTCGCTCTGTAAAAGAGATTTACAGCTGTTTTGGAAGCGTCTTCGCAAAGCTTTTCCCGATGACCATATTCGCTATTTTGCTTGTGGTGAGTATGGCTCCACGACCTTCCGCCCTCACTACCATGCAATAGTTTTTGGTCTCCACTTGCATGACTTGATTCCCGTGCAGGATATCCGGCGTGGCGATGTCGGATATCAGTATTTTTACTCGGAGTCTTTACAACGGGCTTGGTCTGTGGTAGAACAGAAAGGGGAGTATGACACCCCTTGCATCCGGAAGCCTATCGGCTATGTCTTGGTTGGTCAAGTCAATTGGGAGACATGCGCTTACGTCGCCCGGTACGTCCTCAAGAAAGCCTCTGGCCCCGAGGCCGATGTCTACCAGACGTTTAATATCGACCCGGAGTATGTCGACATGTCCCGCCGCCCTGGTATTGGCCGTCAATGGTATGACGATCATCCCGAGTGCATGGAGTATGATACTATCTCTATTTCCACCCCTGATGGTGGCCGCAAGATTCGTCCCCCTAAGTATTTTGATAAGTTGTTTGATTTAGAGCAGCCTGATGTCATGGCCGAGATTAAGGCTAGGCGCAAGCACTTTGCTGAGGAAGGTAAAAAGGCTAAGTTGGCTCAGTCTACTATGACTTATGAGGAAATCCTTGAGACCCAGGAGCGCGTGCTCCATAACCGTATAAAAAATTTGAGAAGGGAGTTGTAATCATGGCTCGAAAAATGAAGCGTTCTCAGGATAGGCAGGTTTTTCGCCACACCGCCGTCAATTCCAAGCGAATCAACGTGAATCCTAAAATTTATCGTGGAGGTATCAGGATGTGAATGATAAGCGTGCTACCGTCAGTGTCCGGCTAAATCTCGATGCTGATTGTTACGAGCTGGCCGCTAAAGTTTGGCGCTCTCTCGATATGGAGCTTGATCTTTATGAGTTTCTTGAATTGGAGCTTCAAATCCGTTTGATTGAACTTTCTTCTTTTTTGGAAAAAGAAGAAGCAACTTAGCGTTGCTTCTTCCAGATGGCCTAATCGGTTACTTTCAATTTTTACTAGTTTATTTTTACCAGTTTGTGGCCTCGATTTTTACTAGTTTATTTTTACCAGTTGATTGCCTTGGAGGATGATAAAAATGTTGCTTAACGTTTACGCCATTCGTGACCTGCGTTCCGGTTTCTTCGGTCTCAACACTGAGCAGAACGACTATATCGCCGCCCGCAATTTCGCCAACGCTATCATGGAATCCCACGGCGTGCTTTTTACCCATGCTTCCGATTTTCAGCTTTTCCGTATCGGCGAGTTCGATTCTGACAAAGGTGTTCTCATTCCGGCCCAGCTCCACGAGCTCATTTCCGCCGGCGCGGATGTTCTTCGCTCTATGCAGCAGAAGGAGGATGTCTGATGTTCCAGACTTGGCACCGCGATCAGGAGCATTTTTGCTCTGAGCCCGGCTCCGGCGAAAAGATTCTCTATTCCCCCGAGTTCGACCGCTTCGGTGTTATGACCCTCAAGGAGAGCGGCAAAGAAGACCTCTACGCCTTCATTCAGTCCCACAAAGATTCCGTCGATCTCCATAAAATCATGGACAGGTTCAATGCCGGTGATACTGCCGCCCTGCAAAAGGTGCAAGGTATGTTTGGTGATTTCTCTCAGATGCCCCAGACCTATGCCGGGCTGCTCAATCACATGATAGAGGCCGAGCAGACATTCATGAGCTTACCCCTTGAGACCCGAGAGAAGTTCGGCCAATCTTTCCACGCCTGGCTCGCTCAGGCAGGCTCTGAGAGCTGGTTGGAGTCTATGGGTATGGTTACACCACCCGCCACCGGAAAACCTGCTGGTGAGCCTCCTACGGCCTCCCAGGGCCATTCCAGTGAAGGAGGTGATGTATCTACCCCCGCCCCAGCCTCACCCGCTGGTTAAATTTCATATTCCTGACATTGGCTGAATCTGATTAAAGCAGCCTACACGGCCGCCCTGGCCGTGTGAACAACAGAGAGCGAGGGGCCCCATGGGCCCCTCCTTTTGAACAACCGTTACAGACTGGAGGTATTAACTTGTCTCGTAATGAAAATACAAGATTTGCTCTTAATCCTACTAATCTTGATATTGCTCGCAGCACTTTTCGGCGTGACCATAGTGTTAAACTCAGTTTCAACGTCGGAGACGTTATCCCCTTCTATGTGGACGAGGTTCTTCCCGGTGATACTTTCCAGGTGAAGACATCCATGGTTGCCCGTCTGCAAACTCTGCTTACTCCCATGATGGATAATCTTTACCTGGACACCTATTTTTACTTTGTCCCCAACCGCATTGTCTGGCAGCATTGGCGTGAGCTTATGGGCGAGAATACACAGTCTGCTTGGATTCCTTCTGTTGAGTACTCCGTCCCCCAGGTGACTGCCCCCTCCGGCGGTTGGTCCATTGGCTCCATTGCCGACTACATGGGCATCCCTACTGGTGTTGCCAACCTCTCTGTTAATGCCCTCCCCTTCCGTGCCTACGCCCTCATCATGAATGAGTGGTTCCGTGATGAGAACCTCTCTGACCCCCTCAATATCCCTGTGGATGATGCTACCCTTGCAGGGTCCAACGGCACCAACTATATCACCGATGTTGTCAAAGTCAGGAAGTAAGAGGAATCGTGATATTCGAGTTCCATCATACAGCGGTTAGCCCATTCACGAGAGCGGGCTATGCGGCAGCCTTCACACTTGCCGCAAGGAATTTCAACCCAGTCAAGCCAAGTCTTTTCAGCATAGGCAGAAATCTCAGGAACATCGGACGTACAGATGCGACCTTTTCGCAATTCTAGGTGATGGACACCATAGGGGACTATCTTCATTTCAGCCTTGCCATTCTTGGTAAAACCGACTTGAAAACCCTTAAGGGGGTGAAAACATGACAGCTAAACTACCTCCAATCGCTACACTCTTAGAGCCGCAAGCTTTTCCGAACTCGGGGCTTGGGTGGTGTCAGTGGGAACCAATATATCAAGATAGTATTGGTTCCCACGACCCTCCAATTTTCAGCCTCAGACGTTAACGCTTTTTGCTAGCAGCCTTACCAGACCAAGTATCACCAACAGCACCACCAATCATCTTAGCATAATCGAAAATATTATCACCCCAAGGAAGGCCAAGCTGGTCAAGAGCTTCACGACCAGAAGCAA